CACGTCCGGTCGTGCCGCCGTCGCTCTTGATCTTGCCGCCCATGCGCACCACGAGGCTGCGGATGTTGTTGCTCACGACGCACTCATGACCGCGAAGGTCCTGCTCACCATGCCGCCCTGCGCCACGATGGTGTCTTCACCGCTGAGCCAGCCGATGTCGTCGGTTGGGGGCAGGTCCTCGCCGACGCTGATGCGCACGATGGTAGTGACGATCTGCACTCCGCCGGCCGCCTGCACCTGCCCGCTGTAGAGGCCGCTCACGTCAATCCAGCAGGGGTCCTGCGCGCAGGAGACGCCGCCCGCGGCCTTGACGTAGGTCTTGCTTGCGAGGTCGACGGTTGCAGAGACTGTGAGACCGCCGTGGGCTACGAAGTCGCGCTCCTCGGGAACCACGACCGTGACGCTCGTGCTGACCAGGAGGCCACCGGCAGCCGAAAAGTAGGAGGAACTTCCCGGCGTGAGGTAGCGGATGATGACGACGCCGCTGCCGCCCGCGCCGCCGACGCTCGACATCTGACCAACGCCGCCACCGCCACCGCCGCGGTTGGTCGCGCCCGCGTAGCCGACCGTAGTCCCGCCGCCGACGCGGCCTGCGCCTCCGCAGCCGCTAGTCGCGCCGCCCGCGCCGTTGTTGTAGCAGCCGCCGCCACCGCCCTCAGCGTAGAGCGTGCCGTGCCACGTCACGCCCGCGCCGCCCGCGCCGCCCTGATTCGTCGCGCCTGCGCCGCCTACAGCGCCCGCGCCGCCGCCGCCGCCGCCGGGGTAGCCGTAGGAGTGTGACCCGGCGCTGCCGCCGTCGTGGCCCTGCCCGCTGGTCCCTGCGCCGCCGTCGTGGGTAACGACGCTGGAGAGGCCGGCGCCGCCGCCGGACCCGCCGGGCTGCCCGTTGCCGGGTATCATCGAGTCGTGAACCTCGCCTCCGCCGCCGCCGCCGTAGGCCGTGTATCCGGCAAAGGTCGAGTTTCCACCTGTGTCCCCGGGAGCCTCAGGGTAGACGTTGCCCATATATTCGGCCTGATGCCCCGCGCCGCCCGCGCCAACGACCACAGCCATGGTCCCTGAAAGCGTGACTCCGCTCAGGTCGAGCAACCCGCCCGCGCCGCCGCCGCCCGCCGAACCGCCGCCGCCGCCACCCACCACGAGAACGTCTGCCTCGGTGACGCCTGTGGGCGTGACGAACTCGCCCGTCGTCAGGAACTCGACGACGGTGTAGGCACCGTCGGTGTACGGAGTCTCGCCGTTGTAGGTCACGGGAGAGCCCTTAGCTCACGCCATAGGTCAGGTCGCTGGCAAGGATGGTGGGCGTCTGTCCGGCGATCACTGTGAGCGGCGAAGCGAGGTCGTACCACTCGCGCATGTGCCCCGAGTCGTCTGCCGTGTCCCACGCCTCGACGCAGAGCACGTCGCCGTCGTAGTCGGCCGTCGCCAGCGGGTAGGAGATGTCTGCCGTGAGCGCCAGGTTCCCGGCGGCGTCGTTGGTCCAGCCCGACTGCGCGAAGGTGTGGGGCACGTAGGAGCCGAGCGTCACCTCCGTGCCCGGCGTGTCGGCCGTGGTCTGCGTGGTGACCAGCTTCAGGTAGAGCGTCGCGGGAGCCTGGTAGGCCGTCCCGTGCGCCTTGGCTGTGGCGATCAGGTTCGCTTCGTAGGTGCTAACAGGCATGGCTACTCCTTCACGGACAAGGTGAGCGAGAGGTTGTCGAGGCGCTTGCGTGTCTGCGTAAGCGCCTCGATCTGATAGGGGAAGTCCTGGTTCTTGACGACGGTGTACACGTAGGGCACGCGGAGCCCCCACCACGAGATCGTCAACTTGTTCGTGGCCCTTCCCACCTCGGTCTTCAGGTTCGTGAGCAGGCGCTTGAGGTGGTTGGCGGCCGTCTCGGACTGCGACTCGATGCCCCAGAGCGAAAATGACACGATCTCTATCTGCCGGAAGTCGGGCTGAAAGTCGGGACCCTGTACGGGCTTCACGCTGAGGGCGTTCGAGAGCGCGGGGATCGTGCGCGGCTTGGCGCCGATCTTGATGGGTCCGGTGATGGCGGCGCCGTTGTTGCCGGTGAAGAGGAACGCGCCGAGCTGGCAGTCTGCCCACAGGCTAGGCATTCTGGCCCGTCAGGTGGCCGCGCACTTTGCCCATCAGCGCGTCGCCGATTGGCCCCGCCCAGCGCCGCGCCGTGGCCGCGTCGGGGGCGCCGTTGAAGTTGGCGCCCGCGAAGTGCATCTGCAGCACGACCTGACGGTCACTGGCGCTGCCGCGTCCGCCCTTCAAAGGCGTGACCGTGAGTCGCTCGGGATATGCGCCCTCGCCGGCAACGAAGGGAGTCGGTGTGTTGACCACCGTGTCGATGCCCTCCGCCAATCCGAGCAGCGCCTTGTATCCTGAGCCCAGGAGAAGCTTGCTCGGCGCATTCTTGAGCACCTGACGCCCGACATTGCCCTGAGCCTCGGTCTGCGCTGTGGTCACACTCTGCTGCAACGCCTGGTAGTCGGCGGGCAGCGCCTGGCCAGGGTGCGCGGTCTTCCAAGCGTCGATCTTCGCTTGAGCAGTATTCGCAGTGGCCGACTCACCCTTGGCCTGCTGCATCTCCTGCTGGATCGCTGCCTCGGCGCTCTGCCACGCCTGGTACGCCTTCACGAGCAGATAGATGTCGGCGACGATTCCGGCGAGCACAGCGGCGTAGAGCCCCATGGTCACGATGCCAGCCTTCATGGCGCCGGTCCCAGCAACGGTGGCGGTGGTCTGCGCCTCCGTGGCCACGGTGGCCTCTGTGGTCACGATCTTCTCGACCTTCTCTGCACCGATGAGCTGCTTGATGAACTTCACGGTCTCGACGCCGTTCTTCCAGCTTGCCTGCAGCGCCCCCGCGAACTTGTTGAGCCCGATCGCGAACATGGCAACGCCCGGCGCGAAGACGAGGATGTCTTTGAAGATCCCCGGCAGGTGGTTGAAGGCGCCCATCACCGGGAGCCCCACCTTGAGCAGGTCAGAGAACGCCGGCACAAGCGTCTGGAAGATGGACACGCCGACTGCCTTGAACTCCTCCTCGACGGCGCGCAGCTCGCCACCAAACTGCTCTGCCTGCTTCACCTGGTCCTCGTTCCAGATGAGGCCAGCGCTCTTGAGCTGCGCGTCGATCTTCGCCAGGCCGGCGTTGCTGGCGTCGAGCCAGCGCATGAGCTCGGGGCTCATGGACCTGCCGCTGAACAGCGCCAGCTCCACCTTGGCGCGCTCTGCGTGGTCGGCCATGCCGGAGAGCTTGGAGCGCACCAGCTCGAGCGTCTGGTCGGCGCCCAGCTTCTTCAGTTGATCCGGCGCAAGGCCGAGAGCCTTGAAGGCGGCCACGGCGGCGTTCGTGCTCTTCGTCGTCGGGTCGATCGCGGTCTCGTAGTTCTTGGAGAAGCGCGCGACGATGCGGCCCATGGACTCGACGTTGAGACCCATCGTCTGCCACTCTCCGACGAGCCGCGAAGCGCCCTCTGCGCCGAGATTGGTGACGCGCTCGGTGGTGACGACGGCCTCGGCGAAGGTCTTGTACTGCTTGCCGGTCTCGTAGACGGCGGCGGCGACCAGGCCGATGCCGCCGGCCATGAGCGCCATGCCGGCGCGACCCGCGGTGACGTTCTTCTTCTGCGCCGCGAACTGCGCATCCTCAGCGGAGATGGTCTTAGCCGCGCTGACCTGGGTCGCTGCGTCGACTTCCTTGATCGCAGCGACCGCACCGGCCGAATCGCCGGTGAGGAGGAGGCGCAGGACAGCTACAGCGTCGGACGCCATCAGCGCACGTACCTCTGGAGATTGAGCGCGAAGACGACCGCACCCTTGTCGCGGTCAGAGATCCGCGAGATGTGCAGGCAGCCGGTCTTCTTCGCCAGCGACACGCGAGGCTCGACGAACGACTCGCAGATGAGCCAGTCAAGGAGCTGCTGGTTCTCGGCTTGCCCCCACTCCTTCTTGTCTGCGATGTGCTTCTCTGTGATGGCGCGCAGGTGCGGCGGGAAGGTGTTGAGCAGCACGTGCATCTGGAACGCCGGCTCTCGCAGCTTGGCGACGTTACCGCTCGGCAGCGTGATGACCTTGTCCACGTCCTCCTCCCACTGGTCTGCGGGAGTCGGGACAAGCTCCTCGAGGGTCGCTATCAGGGCTTCCTTGATGGGATCACTCATCGAGCCCTCCGTTGAACTGAACGGGTTCTGGCGCCGGGGTGCGCGCCGCCTGCACTGCCAGGTGACAGCTGCGGTCGAGCGCGTAGGCGAGCGAGCGGTCGCTGACTCCCAGGCGCTGTGACGGGATCTGGCCGAAGTCAAGCAGCACGGTCGCAAACTCGACGCACTCGGGGCTGGCACAGAACTGGCCGAGGGCCCAGCCGGCGACGAAGAGCACGTCGGCCGGGCCCAGGGTCGTCACGTCGACCTCGGGGTACGCCCAGACGACAGCGGCAAGCGCGAGGGCGTTGCCGCCGCCGGAGAGCAGCGCGTCGAGGGTTGGCGGCTCGAGCGGTGCGACCTTGCCGCTGGGAAGCTTGACGTTCACCGTCAGAAGGTCGCGTAGGCCGCGGTGTCGTTGACCAGTGTGACGGTCACGAGATTGCCGGTCGTGTGGTCGAAGCGGCTCTCCCACGTGTAGCTACCCTCGCGCCGGCGCTCTGCCTTGATGTCGTCACGGGTGATGCCCACGAGCTCGCAGCCGGGCATGTCGACCCACATCTTGGGCATGTAGCCGGTCGAGCCGATCTGCTGCCGGTGCACGATCTTGATCATGGCCGCGAACTGGCCTCCGGCGTACAGCGCGGCGAGGTCGGCAGCCTCCAGCGTGGCCTTGCTGATCTTGCCGGAGACGTAGGGCAGCTCGCCGTTCTTGTACCAGACGTCAGTCGGGTAGAGGCTGGCGTGCACGGGGCTGCGCACGGTCTCCAGCGGAGCGTTGAACTTGAAGTCGAAGGCGCGCGTGAGAGCAGAGGAGCCGAGCCAGGTGAGGGTCATGTCACCCTGGCGGAATGGCATCGTCAGGTCGACGACGGGCGTGACAGAGGGATCGGCAATGTCGCCGGTGTAGAGCGCCAGCGCCGTTGGGTCGAGCACCATGGCGCCGTTCTGCCAGGAGAAGGCGAGGTCATTGAGCGCTACGCCGGTGGCCTTGCGGTGCTTGCCGTCGCCGCTGCAGGCGATGGCCTGAAGCGTCTGCGGCTCGGTCGCGAAGCGGAACGTGAAGACGTGCTTGTAGGCACCGGTGGGGACGGCGACCGCGTCGGGGTCCGTGACCGTCGTGCCGTTTCCGGCCGTGGTCGTCCACGAACCGAGCATGGCGGCGAGGAAGAATCCGAGATGCGACGGGCGCGCGTGGATCTTGCCGAACTGCCAGTCAGGGTTGTACTCGGCGACACCGAGGTGCGGCATGCGCGCGAGGAAACCGCGGATGACGTTCTGCTCCTCGAGCATCGTCGGCTTGTCGTCGTCCTTGATGGTCTCCAGCGGCGGGTAGAAGACGTTGCTGCTGACGGCGCTTGAGCCGCCTTCGTAGTTCGGGGCCTGCTCGAGCGCGAGCTGCAGGTAGGGGCCGATGGCGCTCATGCCTCGCCTCCCTCATCGTCCTTGGACTCGGCCTTGGGCGCCGGCTTCTTCTCGGTTTTGGGCGGCTCATTGGCCGCGTTGATGGCTGCCTGCGCGTCCGCTTCGGTGGCGAACACGCCGGGCACGCCGGCTACTGCGAACGGCATGGCTGCATCACTCCTTCGTGACTGGGGGATAGGTGGTTAGGCATCGGTGGGGTCGGTGTACTCAAAGGTCTGGGTGACGAAGAGCAGGGGCAGGTCCTGCAGCAGGTCGCCGCTGGTGCGGCTCGTGAGGCGCGGCTGCGTGAACGACGACGCCTGGATGGTCGTGTGGCCGCAGTCGAGGCAGTCGGTGTCGCCGAGGATCTCCATCAGGACAAGCTCCCAGAGGCCGAGCTTGGCCGTGACCTCGGCCCAGTCGTCGCCGGTGTCGAGCACGTCGCAGATCCACGAGCGCTGCACCTGGTACTCGTCCTGGTGCGGGGCGCTGATCGCGTGGATGCCGAAGCGCGTCTCGGCGGGCACGAGCATGATCGCCGGGTAGGCGTTGACGAACTTGGGGTAGGTCAGGTAGCAGTAGATGACGTCGGGCTCGGCGATCTGGTAGGGGCTGCCCTGCGCCGCCGCCCAGGCGTTGATGGCGGCGACCTGAGCGGGGAGCCCACCGCGTAGCGCGGTGTACGCCTCCAGGAGCACGGTGAGGATGCCGATACGCGGTCCGGGTTGCGTGTTGAAGGACGTCACGTGCTCGGCAGCGTCTCGGAGTACGACAGGTCAGAGAGTGGCGCGTTGGCGACGCTTGAGAGCGCACCCGCGCCGCCGACGTGGTGCATCGCATCGATGACCCAGCGGTGCGTCGCCTTCTGCCACACCTCGCCCTGCTGCGGCGTGAAGCGCAGCACAGGACGTTCCTCGGCGAAGTACTCGCCGTAAGCGGCGGCCGTGGCGCCGTCGGCCTGGCCGAACTCGGCCGTGAGCGGCGTGATGATCTCGGTGTAGCCGGCGCCGCCGGTCAGCGACTCGATCAGCGCGCCGCTGAGGAATCCGATGCCGCGGCCGGGGAACTTGCGTTCCTTCCATGACTTGTAGCCGTGGCCCTCGGGATTGTCGGAGAGCTCCTTCCAGTGGCTTCCGGAGGTCTCGCCCTCGCTCACGAACTCGGCCGCCATCTCCTGCTTGAAGTAGCCGCCGATGACCGCGAACAGGTCCGTGAAGTCGGAGAGGTCCTCACCGAAGCGGCTCATCTGCACGTGAAACTCGGCCAGCGGCGGGTCCCAGTCGAACTGGACGGTGGCGTTGACTTTTGCCATTAGAAGACGCTCTCGCGTTCCACCCACGGGTCGGTGTCGTCGTCGAAGCCGCTGATGTCGTCCTCGCGGGGATCGGCGAGGCCCATCTTCAGCGTCTCGATGTCGTTGCGAATCTGGAGCCACATGTCGTTCCACGCCTTGAAGGCGCCCTTGTCCGACCCCGGTCCGGACTCGCCGCTCGCGTACTTGACCTTGTAGAAGCGGGCGAGCGCACCGTAGAGGTTCGCGGTCTCAAGGATGGAGAGGACGCGCTTCAGAGCAGCGTCGGTCGTCTCCGGGTCGATCGGCAGCGCGTAGCCGCGGGAGTCGAGCAGAGCATCGATCTCGTCGCCAACGTTCACGATCATGGACTGCACGGCGCTTATAGATGGCGTCGAGGCATCGGTGATTGTCAGGCCAGCCGTCAGCCATTGCTGGACGTCATCGACTGTGCAATATGTGGCCACTCCCGCTCCCTCGTGACTGGGGGATTGATCCGGGGGCCGGGCCTCTTGGCAGTCAGCCCGGCCCCCGTCTGCTCTTAGCGTCAGTCGTCGCTGGTGACCGCCACGCAGGCTGTGATCAGGGTCTGCGCGCCAGCGCAGGTGACCTTCTCGTCCACGTAGTCGGCGCACTGCACGACGTTCGCGTTGCGCGGATCGAAGACGTAGGAACGGGTGCTGAAGCGCCCGCCCATGGCCGTCCACACGAAGGTCCGCATCGGGGCCAGGATCGCCGCACGCAAGGTCGCGATGCGGTTGTCGATGTAGGCCACGCCGACCGTGCCGGTCGGCCACACCCACGTCATCGCGGGATCGACGCCGGAGCCCGGGACAGAGGCGTCATAGACGGCCTTTCCGACGAGCAGCTTCTCGATGTCGAACACATGGCAGAGCAGGTTCGGCGTGATGACAGCAGCCGAGCCCATCTCCGTGTACTTCACGCGCTCGCGCATGTTGGTGTTGTTCACGAGCGCGCGGTAGGTCGGGTAGTTCATCCAGACGGTGTTCGGCACGTGGCCCGTGGCGGCGATGACAATCGCCTTGGCGGTCTCGATGTCGCTGTAGGGATCGCTGACCGACACACCGGTAGCAACCTCGTCCCACTCCTCTGCCGCATCGTTGTGGGTGAAGTTGCTCGTGCTCGACGCGGCGGCCGCGACGCGGGCCTCGTAGTCGAGCATCAGCACGTCGACCGCGAGCACACTGTTCTGCTGCTCGAAGTCGATCGCGGCATCCGCGTTCTTACTCCACTCCCACGGGGCCGTGACTTCACAGCCGTAGGGCTTGGCGATGTAGGCGTCTTCGCTGACCTCCCACTCGATCTGGGCGAACAGGCCACCGGGGGCGCGGCGCACATTGTGGCGCTGGAGCCGCTCGGTCTTTCCGACGTAGTACGTGTCGGACTTGTTTTCGACCGGGATCGGCGGAGCGATCTGGTCGGCGATGAACATGGTCGCGTCCTGGGCATAGCCCTGGGCGTAGCCGGTGAGAGCCTCGTCGTGGTGGAAGAGACCTAGATCGCTTGAGTGTGCTACGACTGCCATGATTCAGCCCCCTTTCAGGATGCGGTCTGGGCACCAACGCCCAGGAACTCGACGGTCAGGACGGTGGTGTCGGTGGAGCCGGTGTGGCCCGTCATGGCGATGGCCATGATGGCGCCAGCGGTGACGGCGTCACTGACGACCAGATAGCTGTTGGTGCTGCCCTCTGCGAGGGTGTCGCCCACGGCAACGGTGCCGTAGACCTTGGCCAGGCCGATGGGACCGACGGGCATGACGTTGATCTTGGCGTTCTGCGCGCCGGCGGTCTGTGCATGACCGAAGAGGATCTTCTCGGACGCGGCGGCGTAGAGGTCGACGTGCCCGGCAAGCGTGCCGAGCATGACGGGGTCGCCGATGGCGAGGCCGGCGGCGGTGTCGACGGTCATGGCGAGCATGGCCGACTGCGTTGCCGCGGTGCCGTTGATGGACATGACCTCGATGTAGGCGAGGCCGCTGGCGAGGTCTTCGAGGGCGACCGCCGTGAAGGCGAGGCCCACGGTCTGCTTGACGAAGTTGCCGCTGGCGTTGACGTGCAGCGGATCGCCGACAGCGATTGCCGACGTGCCGTCCGCAAGGACTTGAATGGCGGTGCCGAACAAGATGACGCGCACGGTGTCACCGGAGGCGCAGCTTGCGGCCGCGACGCCGATGCCCGTGTCCGCCACCGTGACGGCTGTGACGTGGCCCTTGAGGGTGCCGACGGTCACGGCCTGGTGCTTGCTCAGCGCGGTGTCGGCGGTGAAGCTTGCGTCATCCGCGAAGATGTCGTGTGACTGACTTGCCATTTACGATTCACTCCCTTCTGCGTGACTGGGGGTCGTGGGGTGGTTAGGGCTGGGTGACCGGCGCAGCCGCGCCGATGGGGTTGCTGATCTGCGCCGCGTACTCCGTGTAGAGCTGCGGCTTGGCGATGCGCAGAGCCTGGTCGGCCTCGTCGATGCCCTTGGCACCCTTGAGGCCGTGCTCGCTCATGTAGACCTTGCGAGCCTCGGCGAGCGCCTTGGCGGGATCGCCGACGAGCTCGCTGTCACCGGACTCGTTCTTGCCTTCGCGATTGCCCATGCCGATCTCGCCGGCGAGGGGGCCCACGATGACCTTCTCCGAGTCCGCGAGGAACTTGACGAACGCCTCAGGGACGCTCTCTGAGAGCGCCATGAGGCCGTCGACCTGGCTCGGCAGGATGTGACGTTCGCGCACCGCTTCATCGAGCTTGGCGGTGGCCTCCACCTTGCGGGCCGCTTTCTGCGACTCGGCGGCGGCGTCGGTGCGCTTCTGCACCTCGGCCAGGACCATCTCCTCGCTCGCTTCCTCGGACAGGCCGAGGCTGACTGCGATGTTCTTGAAATCTGCCATGTCTGAATCACTCCCTTCTTGGGTTCGGCTCTCGCTGAGCCTTTGCGTGTCTTCCGGTGCGCCCTTCGCAGCCGTCTTGCTTTGCTGCGAATCGGGCTCGGAACGGCTCGCGCCGGGCTTGGCGGGGCCGGGGTCTTCGGAGGTCTTCCACTGATCGCAGAGCGCGGTCAGGTGGGTCAGCATCACGGCCTTGGCATGGTCGTCTCCGGCGGCGTAGCGTTCGCCGAGTCCGGCCAGCAGCGTGCCGATCTGGTCGTCCACGTCGGCCTGATTCTCGTCGTCGTCGGCGGCCTCGTCGGGAGTGCCGCCGAGGGTCAGCTCGGAGAGCGTCAGCACGATCTCGCTGAGCATGCCGACGACGCGCTGCTTGGCCTTCGCGTTCTTGACGCCAGGCATGATGCGCAGCACGGGCGTGTTCGTGAGCGTGAGGCTGCGCAGCACGTTCGGCACCTCGTCGCCGCCCTCGTTCATGGTGACGGGGCCGATCTCTACGGAGCCGTACTTGTACTGGTTGTCGCTGAGCAGGGTGGCCCCGAGGCTGGTCCACTCGACGTCGGCCCAGAGGGCCATGCCGGTGACCTCCCCTTCCTCGTAGGACGCGAGGTAGACCTTCTTCACCCAGCCGGCGGCAGGCGCACTGGTGTCGTGCTTGCCGGAAGAGTCGACGACGGGCTCGGTGCCGAGGATGCCAGCCTCGAAGTTGGCGATCAGCTCGTGCGCCAGGTCCTCTGTGAGCGGCAGGTCCGGGTAGCGCGCCGAGTGCCACTCGCCGATCGGGAAGACCATCATCGGCGTCACGTCGCCGGCAGCGATCGTCTCAGCGAGGCGCAGGCGGTAGAGGCGTGCGGCAGTCAACATGTCAGGCTCCTTGGTCCTGGGAGATTTCGTAGAAGACGAGGCACCGGCAGCGGTCGCCGCCTTCGCAGTCGGGGTTCGGAGTCCAGCTAGCGGCCTCGTCGAGGTCCGTGGTCGTCTCGCCGTCCATGGGCTCGCAGGCGTCGCACGTGGCGGCATCGAGCAGCGCTGAGTAGACCCCGTCGCGGATGTCCTGCGCCTGCGCTGCGGCCTCGTCTGCGCGGCCCTCGCTGAAGAGCTGCGTCACGGTGCCTGCGGTGCGCAGAACTGCGGCGTCGGAGTCGCGCATCGCCATCTCGATCACTGTCTCGTCTGGCACTGGGCCGCCCTGCGCACGCAGCAGCTGCGCTGTCACGGCATGCTTGGCGACGTCCGCCAGGCTGCGCGCCATGGCCTGCGCATGGTCGCGCACGACCTGTACGACAGCGCCAAGTGAGGCCAGGGGCTTGAAGGGTTCGGCCGCTGCGATCGCGCCCTGCTCACGCTGCTCGAGCTGCTGTGCGACAACGGGCTTGTCAGCGTGCTGACGTGCGAGCTCATCGGCGACCGTGCTGCGGCCCTTGCCGTAGAAGCCGCTGAGCACGCCCTCGACCTTGGCCTGCAACGCATCGACCATTGGCGGGCGGCCGGCCAGGAACGAGTCCATGCGGCCTTGCGCCTGCGCCTCACGGCCGCGAGTCACGAGCTCGCGCACCATCTTCTCGCGCACGCCCTGCGTCGCCGTGCGCACCGCAGTCTTGCCGTCGTCGAGCGCTGTTCCGAGCTCTGCCAGGTCGGCGAACATCTCCGGGCCGCGCGGCTCGCGCCAGTAGCTGCCCTCGGCGCCCTTGATGCGCACCTGCTGCGGAAGAAGCGGCGTGGAAGGCTTGCTCACGTCGGCCTTGACCTCGCCCACCGCCTGTCCGGCGGCGATGCTCTGCTGCTTGAGCGTCTGCCCGCCCGCAGCGGCCGGCAGCATCGGAACGGCACTCGTGGGCACAGGCGTCGTAATCGTCTGGTTCGCGGAGTCGTTCGCCTGCTCGTCTATCGCCTCGTCCTCGACCGCCGGCAGGCCCAGAAGGTCGCGCAGGTAGCTGACTGTGAGCTTGTCGTCGAAACGCAGTCCGGCTTGCGCCATGTTGTTGAGGCCCTGGCCGAAGGAGAGCGCGTCGACCTTGCCGAGCTTCCCTGCGCGCAGCTTCGGCATGACGTTCGGGTCCTCGCCGAAGTTGTAGGTCACCATCTGCCAGATCAGGCCCTCGCGGGCGTTGAAGGTGTCCTCGATGCCATTGGCCTCGGCCTCGCAGGCGTCGATCAGCATGTCCCCAAGGGTCAGGCCGAGCGAGCGCGAGCCGGTCGCGGTCTTGCCGAGGTCCAGCACCTGCGCCAGCGCCACGTTGCTGAGCTGCTGATCGTAGTAGACCTTCATCTCGTGGATGTCGGAGAGGCTCGAGGCGGGCGTCTCAAGCAGGAACTCGACGTCCGCCGGCAGGCGCATGCCCATGGTCTCGCCAACGCGGAAGTTGCGGATCATCGAGTCGACCTTGGCGCGCAGCGCCTTGTTGGCCTGTGCACTGGTGCCCATCTTGAAGACCGGGATGCCGCCGCCGCGCTCGGCGAGGATCATCTCGAGCACCTCGAGGCGCTCCTTCGCGTACCACGGCTTGTGCATCGGTCGCAGCAGAGCGTGGCCGCGCCAGTTCTCGCCCTCGCGGCGGTTCACGAACCACATGAGTTTCTCGCCGGGGATGGTGAGCCAGTGGCCGAAGACCGACTGCTCGACCTTCTCGATGCGTCCGTTGGCGCCCCAGATCCACCAGATGGTTGAGGGCGGGCGCAGGGCGAGGCGGTCGACGCGGTAGTTCTTGCCGTCCGGTTCGGCCCAGACGATCTCGAAGGGAGCAAAGCCGTAGTCGCTATGCAGCATCGTCTCCCAGAGCACCGAGTGCCACGGGTAGGCCATGCGCTCGAAGAGGTTCTCGCGCACGAAGTCGGCGACCTTGTTGGCGGCGTCGCTCTTGGGGTCAGACGACTCGATGCGCCACTCGGCCTTCATCAGCGGCAACTTGCGCACGGACAGCAGGCCGTCGACCTTGGGGTCGCTGAGGCGCATGCGGTCATAGATCGGGAAGGCGCGCTGGCCCTGCAGGTCGTGCAGGTACTCGAGGTCGCGAATGCGGCGGGCTGTTCCGGGCTCCGTAAACCCCCAGAAGCCCATGCCTGTATCGCCCTGCTCCTGCAGGTCGGGCTTTCCGGCGCCCTCAGCGAGGCCGAAGGGGTGGCGGATGCGGTCGAGCACACCCATCAGCGGCCGTGCTCGGTGTCGTCCGGGAGAATGGTCCCTGTGGAGAAGTCGCCGGGCTCGGCCGGCAGCACCTTCTCGAGCGGGGTTGTGATGCAGTTGTTCGGTCGCCGCGTACCGACCAGGCGGTACGCCACGTCGGGTGCGTTGTCGCGGGGATCCCCGACGTCGAAGACCGTGCTCACCAGGACGCCTTCGCCCAGAACGACATCACGAGGATGAACAAGGCGGTCCAGCAGGCGAGGAAGGCGATCATGGAATCTTGCACTGTGAGACGGCAACGCCAGCGCCGGGCGTGGCGCTGGCTGTGGAATGTTGACGCGAACCGCCACCAAGGCTAGGCTTCGACGTGCACGCTCCTTCATGACTGGGGGACATGCATCGGGCCGGGTCCCTGGCAGGGGATTCCGGCCCTCTTTCCTTATCCGCTATCTACGGTAGCAGGGGTGTACACAGAGTCGTGGTCAGTCGTTTGCCCCACACGCCGGCACCATAGCGAACCAGGCGTTGAAGAGGTCGGGAACCGCCTGCGTCATCTGCTCCCAGTAGTCGGCGATGACGGCGGCCGGCTCGGGAGTGACGATGAGGTGCTGCGGCGGGATCACCACTTCCTCCCCCACATGCCGCTGGCGACGCCGATGGTCGGCTCCTCATCCTCGTCCGCCCACTCGTCGTAGTCGAAGGCGACATCGTTGACCGCCCAATACCTCAGCGCGTCCAAGGCGTGCTGGTACGGGCTCGACTCGCTCTGGTCGTAAAGGTCGGGCTTGGCCTTGTCGGGGCGCACGGTGCTGATGCACTCGATGAGCCATGGGCAAGCGTCGCTGACAAGCAGCGGCAGATCGGGGTCCGAGATGTGGTTGAAGAGGCGCACGCAGCCGTCGCGGATGCCGGAAGGCTCGCCTACCGGCGCCAGGCCAGCTCGCGCGAAGATGTCGAACTCGGACTCGCCGGTCTGAGCGGAGGCAGCCTTGCCAGCAGGATCGCAGTACGTGGTCCCGGGCGCTTCGAAGAGTCCCAGCTCGGCGTCGATGCGCCTGATGTTCTGGGCGAACTCCGCCGTGGTCATCGCCGCCGAGACGACGCGCTGCGCCGGCGTGAATTCGGCCACCACGATTGGCTGGCCGGTGGGCGTCTTCTGAATCCACAGGCAGGCCGGGTGACGACGCCCGAAGTCGACCGCGCGCACGGTCTTCCAGTTGTGCTCGGCGCGCTGCTTGGTGATGTTGTCCGCAGACCAGCGCTCGAAGAAGGCGCCGCCCGGAGCGGCGAAGGCGTCGGCCGGCGTGGCCGCATGCTCGCGGCGGGCAAGGCGTGGCTCGGGCGCCTCGGTGACGTTCTGGCGATACCATTCCTCGTCGCGGCCTGGGTGCGCGCTCCACGGGTAGAAGACCGACTCCCAGCGTCCGATGCCCTGCTGCGCCTGGCCCCAGATGGTGTGCGCCAGGTCCCCGGGCCCGTTGCCGGTGCTCACCGCGAAGAGGCTCTGCGAGGCCGAGTCGAGCGCGTTCAACTGCTCCTCGGGCCAGTCCCAGAAGGCGAACTCGTCGGCGAAGCTGGCGAACGCTGCCTTGGAGCGGCCGGCGCGCTTGGTCGCCTTCATGGACTCGAAGCGCGAGCCGTTGGCGAAGGCGATCTCCTCGGTGTTGTCCTTGGTGAGCGCGCTCGGCTTCTCGGGCAACGAGTTGTAGAGGATGCGCAGGCGGTGCAGCGCGTCGATCGCATCTGAGCCCGACTGGCTGGCGATGAGGAAGAGGCGGTTGCCCCAGAACTGCGAGAGGTAGAGCAGGTGCGCCAGGACCAGCCAGGTGATGCCGATCTGCCGGCACTTGAGCGCGAAGAGGCGCTCGTGCGCGTTCATGCGCCCCACGAAGTCCTTCTGGCAGTCCCAGAGCGTGAAGGGGATGAGGCCGCCGGAGAGCTTGTCCTCGATCGAGAGCGACTCGATGAAGGAGAGTTCGGTGGGCGTGATCAGGCCGCTGGCGCTGCGCGCCTCGTACTCGGCGATCTGTGCAGTGACCTCGGCGGCGGAGAGGCGCGCGACCACGCGCTCAGTCGCCGCTCTGAGCTTCCGCGGTGGCTCTGCTGGCTTCACGCATCACGTCCTCGACCATGAACTCGACCAGGCGCTCACGTTCACTGGCGACGTCGATCTTCACCGGCGCCTTGAGTCCGAGCAGCTCGTCGATCTCCTTCTGGGCGGCCAGGGCGCCGCGGTAGTCCTTGTCCTGCATGCAGCGGGCGAAGATGTCGTGCTTACGCGCCAGCGAACGCCCGAACTCTACCGGCCGCTCCGTGACTCCAGCCTGCTCGAGGAGCACGTTGGCGCGCTTGATGTAGCGGTCGATGGTGCTCTCGCTCTTCGGCCAGGAGGGGTACTTGGAGCACACGTGATCGATGATGCGCTGGCGATCGAGGCCCAAGAGCAGCAGACGGTAGACGATGCCGACGCGGGATCTGATCGTGACCTTGCTGGACGGACCGGCGTTCACGAGAGGCGCTCCTGCGCGACCTCGGAGAACGTGTGCCCGTCACCTTCGAGCGTCGCTTCTTCGCCCGTATACGCCTCCCAGCGCGCCACAGCGGCGTCGACGAAGGCGGGGCTCTGCTCCATGGCGCAGCAAGCGCGGCCTGTGTTCTCGGCGGCGATGATCGCTGTGCCGGAGCCGCTGAAGGGCTCGTAGATGAGGCCGCCGGGTTTAGTGTGGTAGAGGATCGGGCGGCGGATGAGCTCGACGGGCTTCATCGTCGGATGGATGCTGCCGGGGTCGTCCTCAATCCGACTCTCGACTTCCCAGACGGCGCAGGCGTTCGCCGGCGGCCTGACGTCGGACTCGGGGCGATCGCCTTGCACCCACCCGTACATGAACGGCTCGTAGTCCCACATGAAGTCGCAGCGCGTGAGCACGTGCCGGCTCTTCTTCCAGATCAGCACCTGATGTGGGAGCAGGCCCGCGGCGCGCCATGACTCCATGACGATGTCGACCTTCATCATGCCGAACCACTGGTAGACGAAGGGGTGCGAGGCGAGCGCGTCGGCGATGGCCGTGGTCAGGAAGTCGCGGTAGAAGGCGACGGAGCTCTCGTGATCCGAATAGGCGTCCCAATGCTTGGTGCCGGCATCGTGAGGAGCGCCGGGAGCCTTGCCGCCGTTGGCCCACGTTTGAGGATGGTTGCCGCCGGTGTAGTCGACGAGGTAGGGCGGGTCGGTGGCCATGAGCACGGCGAGGCGCCCGTCCATCAAGCGCTTGACGTCGTCCTCGCTGGTCGAGTCGCCGCAGAGCAGACGGTGCTTGCCGAGCAGCCACAGGTCGCCGGCCTGCGTTGCGGGGATCTCGGGAACGGGCCCGGGTTCATCCTCGCCCGTGAGCCCCTCGGTCGGATCGGCAAGGTGCGCCGCAATCTCTTCGGGGTCGAATCCAGTCAGGTCAAGGTCGACGTCCAGGCCGAGTAATTCCTCCAGCTCGATGGCGAGCAGTTCGTCGTCCCAGCTCGTCTCCTGCGCCGTGCGGTTGTCGGCGAGGCGCAGCGCCTTGACCTTCGCCGGCGAGAGGTCGGCGCAGACGATCACCGGTACCTCGGACAGCTCCAGTCGCTGGGCCGAGAGAAGGCGCGTGTGTCCGGCGATGATCGTGCCGTCGCCGTCGACCAGGATGGGGTTCTTGAAACCAAACTCGTGGATGGAGCCGGCGACCTTGGAGATCGCTTCCTCGGGGCAAACACGGGCATTCCGGGCGTACGGGATTGGTCGGGAGATCGGCCACATCTGGACGTCCACGGCAATGCTCATAGACTCAGTGTGCGCGCCGTGTACACATAGGCCGCAGCCCAGCAGTGTCGGCTTGGCGGCGAAGCTTAACCATGGCGCCGCGCATGATGCTCTGGCCGGCGTTGCGACTGCGGTAGCCCTGCTTCTCCGCGATCTCGTGCCAGGTGCAGCCGTGGCAGACGCGCATCTCGAGCACGGCGAGCTGTGTGTCGGTCAACTCGGAGAGGTTGAACGAGGGGAAGGAACGGGCGAGTTCAACGCGGGTGGCGCAGTCGCTCTCGAGCAGCGCGACGAGCTGGTCTACGTCTTGCGGAACTGGCGCAGTCCCTCGGCGCGGATCGCGGCGACGGCCACGAAGGCGATGCGGAACGCCAGGTCGACGCGAAGCTCGCGGCGGACGTCCTGCGTCGTCAGGTGCAACTGCTCCATGGCCGTCTGCGCACTCTGGCCGCGTGCAACCTTGCCGAGAAGCCTGTCGCGCTGGTCGTCCTGCATGAGGTGAGCCTACCATCGCCGCCAGTATCGGCGGCGTTCGCTGGTGAGGCTAAGGCGCCGTGCAGAACTCGCAGTCGCAGCCTGGGAGGTGGTGCCAGCCGTCCATGAATGGATTGTCTGTTCTGGCGGCCCTGGGGTCGACCTCGTGTGGACTGGCTTGCGCATGCAGGTCAGTACCCGATGTGTAGTAGCGCCCGCGGTCGATGCCTGCGGTGGCCTTGCCAAACAAGATAACACCAACGTCAGGCACAAATACGTCTGCTCCCAGCACGTTGGGCTCTGGTCTCCACGCGAACAGCCCCGCCTCCCGCACCTGCTCCAGCGTCAGGGTCCTCACGACTTGCCGTTCGTGCCGTAGGCCGCGGGGTCGCCGCGGGAACCGCCTCCAGCACCCCCACAACCGCCGCTTCCTGGTGCGCCGTTCACGATCGTAATGTGCTGACCGTCGCGGGGTTCATAGCGCACAGTCGGTACAGCGTTCTGGTACATCACGACGAGACGGGCGAGCGCGACGATAGCCGGGTCGACCACCGACGAAGCGACAGCCTCATGCGGGTCGTCGGGCGACATGCGCCCCGCGCCTAAGAAGGCGTGTATCTGCTCGACGCGGTGCTCAGCGTACTTCTCCACTTCTTCGGGCACCTCGATGCCCGCCGCCCGCAAGATGTCTCTGGGATCATCCATGTCTGCCTCCTCCATGCCGCCCATTCTACCTCTCCACATCCTCGTCGCTAAGCCGCGGCCCCAGCAGCCCCCGCAGCAGCACGTCAGTCTTCTCAGCGGCTTCGGTCTGCAGGTCGGGGATGGCGTGGCTGTAGCGGTCGAGCGTGATCTTCACCGAGCTGTGTCCGAGACGCTCGGAGACGATCTTCGGGTGCACGCCGGCGCGCAGCAGCTCAGTGGCATGCGTGTGGCGCAGGTCGTGGAAGCGCACGCCGGGCAGGTCAGCCTTGGTCACGAGGCGACCCCAGCTGCTCTTGAAGCCGTCGCGGTTGAGCGGCCGGCCGTCGGGCCCGGAGAAGACGAGGTCCTCATTGGCCCACGCCTCTACTGCGATCGCCTTCATCGCCTCCTGGCGGCGCAGCTGCTCGGCGAGCAGCTCGAGCAGCATCTCGGGCGCGCTGATGACGCGGCCCTTGCCGTTCTTGCCACCCTTGCGGTAGCCGTAGGTGCCGCCCGGCTGCCACTGCAGGCCGCGGCGCACGGCGATCTTACTGGTGCCGAACATCACGTCGCTGCGCCGCAGCGCGAGGATCTCGCCCTTGCGCATGCCGGTGCCGAGCGCGGTGACCGTGGGCACGTAGAGGCGATGCGGATCGGGGTTCTTCACTGAGCGCGGGGCACGGGCAACGGTGAGCAGGCGGTCCTGCTCGGTCAGCTCGAGCCAGCGGATCTCGTGGTCGTCTTCGGGGATCGGGTCGAGGCCGTCGGTCGGGTTGGTGCGGATGAGGCGGTGGCGCACGGCGTAGGTGAGCGCCTGGCGCAGCATCACGCGGTGCTTGTGCACGGTGGTCGCCGAGAGGCCAGCGTTCGCGGGCGTGATCGGCGTCTCGCCCCGCCTGAGCTCGTGACGGTCGAGTGGCCGGCGACCGCGTGAGAGCAGCCGCGCCTCGTAGTGCTCGATGTGTAGGCCGCTCAGCTTGGCCAGCGGAAGGCGCCCGAAGGCGGGCTTCATGTGGCAGCGGATGAAGTCGCTCCACATGGCGTGCGTCGAGGGCGCGACGTGCGGCCTCTTGTGCTCGAGCCAGCCGTCGAGGAAGGGGCCACAGAGCAGGTCGGTCTCGTCGAACCACTCGCCCTTGGCAATCTCACCCTTGGCGATGGACTCGGCGGCGATCGCCGCCTTCTCACTGTCGTGGGTAGAGCAGTGACGCTGGCGCCGGCCGGTCTCATCACGGCCAAGCTCCACGGTCACAAGCCACTTGTCCCCACGTTTCCGGATGCTCATTCGCGAGCCTGACTCTACGCCGCGGTGGGGACGGAGGGCAACAGTGGGCAACAAAACGGAGGCCACCCCGGCGAGTGGCCTCCGTGAAGTACCTGCATATGCCTGGTGGGCGATGCTGGATTTGAACCAGCGACTCCCTGCTTGTAAAGCAGCGAGAGTTTACCTCTCCGTGCCTGCGCTACCCCTCATTGTCGGTGCCCTCGAAGCCGGGCAGCGGTGACTGCGAGGCTGGTACCTCTCGCTGCCCTTCGGACTGCGGCAACAGCTGGGCAACAGGTCCGGCGTAGCGACCCGAGTCCGGGTCGCGGTCCATGACGATGCCACCGAAGCCGACGACCGGTTGGTAGCGGCGCTGCCACTCGATGAGCGCGTAGCCCGGGCGGCCGCGTACGCCGCGGGCGATGATGCCGTGCCGAGATGAGACGTGGCGCATGGCGTCGTGGATCTGCCAGCAGTCGGTCTCGATGCCGAGCGCCGCGATCTCGCTCGCCAGATTGACATGCTCGCCGGGGTGCATGGCGTCGTGCGTGAGAAGCAGCCCCGCTACCAGGCGGTCAAGGTCGACGCCGGACGGCTGTGGATCTGGCTCCTGGCTCACCCGCCGGCGGCAGGCGCCGCAGAGGCCATCCGGGTCGGTGTTGTACCGGCTGAGGATGACGCCGCAGCCGAGAGACGCGCAGACGGTGATGCCGGCGAACGACGGGGTGGCGCTGAGCTGGCGGGCGGGGGCCGCCGAAGGACTCAATCCGCGGCCCTCACGGATAGACCACTCTCACGATGGTGCACTCGGACGAACCCTGCCTGCGCTCGGCGCTGATGCGCGTCACCTGGCAGTCGTCGGCGTAGGCGACGCCGTTGAGCCCATCACAGACCGCCTTCACGACGTTGTCGAGGTCGCGCCGGCGCAGGTCGCCGAAGACGCAGGAGATGGACAACTCGACCGGGCCGCGGTAGGAGCCGCGCCGGCGCCCACCCGAGGCGATCAGGTAGGCGCCGGCGACGAACGACTCGTAGCGCTTCGTCTGCGTCGGCGTGTAGACGCGCCCGCCCTTGCCGAGGCGCGGGCGCTGCTTGCTCTGCGGCTTGCCAGGGACCATGAACGCGACCCCGTCACTCATCGGTGGTCTCCTCTGTGAAGTCGCGAAGAGTGGCGGACAGCGTGTTGCGGTCAGTGCTGTAGGCCGCAGCAAGCGTCTTCAGCGTCTCGCCGGCCACGCGCCGCCTTTGTATCTCCGGGAGCAGCGGCTGAAGGCGATCGCGCGTCGGTGTGCGCCACTTCTTCGCCAGCCATGTCGCCCGCGCCTCGGGGTCGGCGGCATACTTGGCGGTGCGGGAGAGCGCGCCGCGTCGCGCGTACTCGGCCCGTTCCTCTGGCGTCCACTTCTCGCGGGCCTTCATGAAGACCTCGCGGCTGAAGGCGCGGCGCTCTGGACGTGAAAACGTCTTGCGATTGACCTCAGAGCGGTCGACCTTGCCCATGAGTGCAGCGAAGCGTGCCCTGGCGTCAGGCGTAGTCTGGATGGCACGCCGGGCGTCTTGAGCCTCCGCACGCCGCGTCCAGTGGAGACCCTGCGCGCTCCCCTTCCCCCACCGTTTTTCGCCCAGGTGGTCAATGGTGCCATTGCCATGAGCACGCACGCTCATGCTCTCGTGTAGGGCGTCGTCGATGAGCTGATGCGTCCGGTTGAATCCCGCGACCTCCCTGAGTACGTCGGCGTGAACGCCGTGCGCCAAGGACACATGCGCGGCCGGGCTCTTCCACGGGCCTTGCCCACACAGTGGGCAGCACTGATACTCGAGAGCCGCTCGTATCTCGGCCGCCGACATCTGGATCAGGTCGTCGTAGTCGCTCACGCCGCGCTCTCCGCCGCGTCCTTGGCGGCCTCGTAGTCGGGGTCGACGTCGGCGCCCGTCACGCTGCCCTGGTCGGCCGAGGCCACGATGAGGCGCTTGCCGTAGTCGTCGTGGCTGATGATGTCGCGCAGGTTGCGGCGCCCGTAGTGGGTGCTGGATCTGCCCAGCTCGCGTTCTGCGACGACCTTCCAGTCCTTGGCGTCCTGACGATCTGTGAGCCCGGCGGCCGTGAAGTAGTCGGCGACGAGCTCGCCATACCTGGTCTTCTCGCCGACCTTCGTCACGACGGGGTTCTCGTCTCCCGGGTAGACCACGACGACGACGGAGGTGGCGGGCTCGACGTCGCGAGCGGCGGCGTCCTTCTGTGCCTTGGCATCACAGGCGGCGAGGAAATCCTTGGAGGTCATCTCTTCCACCTCGCCAGTGATCGGGTCGACGCAGAGCGGCAGTGGCTGGTCGCGGCGGTGCACGATGCCGGCAGCGTCGAGCTCGGCGGCTACCTCGTCGGTGAAGCTGCCGGGCGTCACCTCTGCGGTCACAAGGATCCCGTCGCTGTCGAGAGCGCCGCCGTTCACGATCTCGGCGACCTCCGCGAGCACCGAGATCTTGCCGGTCGCCGGCGGACGCAGATCGCTGAGCGCTGTGGTGATGTCCTTCAGCAGCCGCTGCGCTTCGTGCACGCGGTCCTCGGCCTTTTCGTAGGCGCGAGCTATCTTCTCGTCGTCGCTCAGCGCGTCCAGCGCGTTGCGCGCCTTCTCGAGAGCGGAGGCATGCAACACACTCAGCTCCTCAAGCACGTTGATGGCGGTCTTTGGGAAGGCTTCGATCTGGTCGGTTTGCGTGGTCATCTCACTCCTCTCGGTTAGCGGCGCACCTGGCGGGCGTCGGCTACTTTGGTGACCAGCGCGTCGGGCACGCTGGTGCGGACCTGGTCGATGTGGTCGGCGCAGATCTGGCCGGCCTGGTCGCGGTAGGCGCTGATGAGCTTGAGCGTGGCGCCGGCCTCCTCGACGACCCAGAGCGCTTCGTCGGGGGTCTGCACTGCGTCGCCGGGCTTGATGAGTGCTGCGTAGAGCTCGTCGTCGCTCGGGGGTGGGCTGGTAGAGTCGTTCATGCGATCGCCTCCAGGGGCGGTTGCCACGCCCCGGGCGGTGTCCGCCGCGCCGGGGCTTTTGTCGGTCTTGAAGAGGACTTGAGTGCTCACGGTCTAGAAATCGTCAGTTGTCGCCACTTACGAGGCTCAAAATGGAATGTCGTCGTCGCTCACGGGCGCCTGCTGCTGTGCCGGCGCGGCCTGGCGCTGCTGCTGAGCAGGCGGCGCGCTGCCGTCAGTGCGTGGCCCGAAGGTCACGAGCGCGTGGTCAACGACCATCGTGAAGCGCTTCGCGCCGTCCTCGCCCTCCCACTCCCGCGGCTGCGCCAGCTGGCCGGTGACGGCGATGAAGCTGCCCTTGGTGAGGTAGGCCTCGATCGACTCGGCCTGCTTGCCGAAGGCCTTCACGTCGACCCACACGGTGTCGTCGACCCACTCTCCGTCGACCTTCTTCTGGCGAGCGACGGCGAGGCGCAGGTTAGCGACCTGGTCGCCGTTGTCGAACTGGTGAGTCTTGGGATCGGCTCCGAGGTAGCCGGTCAGGGACACGCTGTTGAGGGACTTGCTCATGAGGATCTCCTTGTCGATTGCGGGCGCTGAAAGGTGCGCAGGCCACACGCCCCCCTAAAGGGGGGCTGTGTGTGGCTTGCTGCGCATCTTTCGCTGTGTGCCGTGCTGAAAGGTGCGCAGAAAGGTGCGCAGGCTGCTGCGCATCTTGATTGTGCTGATTTGCAGGCATTCTCCGAAAGGTGCGCAAGGTGCGCACAGGGTGCTGCGCATCTTTCGGCATAGGAGGGAGTGAAAGGTGCGCAAGGTGCGCAAACTGCCCTGCGCACCTTTCGTAGGCTCGGGGCTGCGTCAATCATCGTCGCCCTTGAGCCAGTAGACACGGGGCCTGCCGCCGCGCTGGGAGGCGCCCAGACCGTGCTGCACGATGCCCTCGCGGATGAGCCGCCCGAGGATGCGCTCGGCGGTGCGGCGGCTCATCTCGCCGCGCAGCTCGTTGATCGGCAGGGCTCCGGCCTCACCGTAGTTGAGCGAGTCGATGACCTGTCGTTCCTCGTCGAGGCGTCGCAGGTCTACCGGGTCTCCGAGCATCTGGTATTCGCTGCCGGAGAAGTCGACGATGCGCTCCTCCGGCGTCTCGTCGTGGCGCCCGACCGCGGCGATCAGGCGCTGGGTCTTCTCGCCGGCAATGCGCCGCACAGCGATCACGGCGTCCATCTCGCCGGTCCAGGCGGTCGAGCCGCGGCCAGCCTGCCCGACCGCTCCGCCGGCCTTGCGTTCGTGGCGGATGACGGCGACGGCGCAGCCGCAACTGGCGAGATGTTGGAGGGGCGTCATCACGCCCATGGCGACGCCGGCGGAGAACTCGTCGTCACCGATGAGGCCGGCCCACTTGCTGAGCGTGTCGATCACCACGAGCTTTGCCTTCACCTGCGCCGCCAGGCGAGCGATCTCCGCTGCAGCCTCGGGCCACTTCATGTTCCAGGCGTGCTCGTGGATGAGCACCACGTGGATTGGGGCCCCATCGTGGTTGCCTGTGCGGTCGAGAGCCCCGAGGAACGTGCCGACGCGCTCTTCCGTGCAGTAGAGCACCGGGCCTCCGCAGGTCTTCTCGCCGAGGAACACCGAGCCTGCCGAGACGGCATGCACGAGTCCGAGCACGAAGGTCGTCTTGCCATCCTTCGGCGGGCTCTCGAAGGAGACGACGTCGCCCTCGGCGATGTACGGGTAGCAGATCCACTCGGCTATCTCGGGCCGCCGCTCGCGCAGCTCGGCGACCGTGTGGGCTACGAGGCAGGCCTCACCTCCGCCCTTGCCGTTGCCGTTCGCGCGCCGCTCGCGGTCTGCCTCAATGAGCGCCGCCCTGAGCATCTCGCCGGCGTTCTCCTCGAGCATCACGGCGCGCTGCTTGGCGATCGCGATCTCACGGTCAAGTTCGGGCATGACGACCGTGAAGCGGGCCCAGTTGCGCAGCACATCCTCCTGCGTCGGTAGGTCCCGCTCGAGGTTCATATGGCCGGTGTCTATGGCCTCGCGCACGCGGCGTGACCAGTCGGCCTCGTCGAAGACCGGCTGCTTCGGCTCGTCGGCGAAGAGATCGTCGTCTGAGGGCACGTCAGGCGGCGTCATGGCGGGGGCTCGCTGCCTGCGGTATAGCGACGCCCTGCAGCTCTTCCAAGGCCAGCAGGTAGCCGTGCCTGATGTAGTGCTGCAGGCGCACGTCCTCCTTGCCGAACGTGCGCTCCTCGGCCTGCCTGCGGAGCAGCAGCAGGTCGCCCTCGTAGACGGTCAGCGGGCGGCTCATGGCGCCACCTCCGGCAGCTCGTGGGTCTTCATCATCGCGTCTACTTCGAAGACCTCGGGCATCTCAAGCGAGACGTGCGGCACCTTGGCCGTCCCGCCCTGCTTGAACCAGAACGGCACCCCGGCCGCCTTGCACCTCCGGTAGACGTTCAGCGCCCACTCAGGACGCATCAGCCGGGAGCCGGGGCCGGTCTCGCCGCCCAATACCACCCAGTCGAGGTCGGGGCGGTTCTGCGGCCCCGGGAAGTAGGCCGGTTTCGCCGGCACCCACCCGAAGAGGTCGACAGGTCCGAGCATCGGCTCGATCGACACCCACCTCATCGCTGCCGGCGTGGCCAGCAAGATCGGGATATTGCGATCGGCCTCTTCCTGGTTGCAGACGGTGACGCCGAGCCACACGTTCGGGAGCGTCTGCCATGCGTCATGGACGACCGACAGGTACTCGCGCATCCTCGCCGGCCTCTTGGTCAACAGCAGGAATTGGTGCCTGGCCAGACCTGCCATCACGCCGAAGACCTCGTCCAGCTGCTCGTCCGTGATCGCCTCGTGGAACAGGTCGCCCATGTTGCAGACAAACACGCGGCGTGGCTTGCGCCAGTGGAGAGGGGCGTCGAGGCGGTCGGGGTGGAAGGTGGGCGTGAAGGGGTTGCCGAGCTCCTCTCCCGTGTGAATCGGGAGGGACACGTCGCCCCGCTTGTACTTGCGCACGGTCGCCGCCATTCGTGGGTTGAACCGACAGCTCATCGCCTCTGCCCAGCAGTGCTCACATCCAGGCGACATGGGCGTGCAGCCGGTGACCGGGTTCCAGGCTTGGGTCCAGTAGGCGCCGCTCACGGCGCCACCTCGAAAGTGACGACCCAGACGGTGAGACGTGGCGCCCAGCAGTTTGCACCGTTGATGCTCTCCCACTCATCGATGAACGCGCCGACGTTGTCGTAGCCCTCTGCTCGGGCATCCTCGGTCGTCATCGACCCAAGGCATTGCTGCGTGACGTCGAGAATGCGCACGCGGGCGAACGTGCTCTCGGCGTCGAGCATCCGCGTGCGGCACTGGTGAATGGCTCCGATGTTCCAGCGGCGCTTGCCGAAGCGCCGCGTCTGCGTCTTGCGGCCCTCGAGGATGGGCGCGACGTGCTCGGGCCTGAAGAGGATCATGCCCTCACCCGCCGAGTCGCGTAGTACTCGCGCATCTGGGCGATCCGCTTGTCCCGCCGCCGCTCGTAGCTCGCGCGGCTGGACTTCGCCCGGCAGGCGCGGCAGTTGGACGTGAGCCCGCTCGCGCACGTGCTGGGCTGGAAGAAGTCGCGGTTGGCCGGCAGCGGCGTCCCGCAGCTGCTGCAGGTCTTGGTGCCGAAGAGGAGGTACTCGTAGTGCTCCGGGGAGATCATGGCGCCACCGACGGCGACTCAGCGACAACGTCGGCCAGCGTATGACCCGGGACGGGCAGCCTGAAGCCGGAGGCCTCACACGCTGCGTCGAACGGGAGACCGAGGCCGAGACGCAGCGTTCGCTCCCAACCCTCGCGAAAGTAGTTGACGAGGTCAGGTGACAGGGGCCAGTACCGCGGCCCTTTCGGCAGGGCGACGACGAACACTTCAGCCGTGGGATCAATCTCCCCGAGGAGAAGTCCAAGCTGGCCGAACTTTGCGGTGTTGCGTGCCGCGGCCCGTAGCTTCCCGGCCTTCTCGGGCCCTGCCCAGAGCAGCCCGAGCGGGTCCTTGGTCAGCGTCCTGGATAGTTCGTGAAGGTCTCTCTTGGAGATTTCCGCATCGGACTTCATGGCGCCACCGCATCTTCGAACGGGAACTCGGCATGCACGGCCCCGGTCTCCTCGGCGAGCTCGTACCAGCGCCGCGCGGACTCCGCGTCCTGCGGCACGCGCGAGACGAGGGTCTCGCCGGTGAGGGCATCGTCGAAGGGCAGGCGCGTCTCGAAGCGCCCGTCCTCGAAGTGCAGCTCAATCCGCCCGGCGCCGATCGACCGGTTCACGTGGGAGAGGAGGGTCATGACGCGTCCTCTTCTTCTTGACGCGCGAGCGCACGAAGGGACGTGAGCCCGGCGGAGGCCCACCACTTGAGGAAGGCCTCCGTCGGGATATTGTGCGTGCTGCCGAGGATGATGCAGGGGACCTCGCGGGACGCTGCTTCGACGTCGCCGGCGCGCATGGCAGCGTCGAAGCGCTTGGCGCTGTCGTACACCGTGGACTCGGACACGCCCATGACGTGGGCGGCGTGCCAGGGCTTCATGTACGGCTCCGGCAGCTGCCCCTTGAGTGGGGCCGTGAGGTCGACCCCGTCCTTCCACGCGGTGCGCTTGAGGGCGATCGTCATGGCGGCCACCTCAGGCCACCGCCTGCCTGCCGGACCCGGCGACGGCGATGCCGCTCTCGAGGTCGATAACCCAGCGCTGCAGAGCCTCGCGGGCCCTGGGCGCCGTGGTGGACTTCATCAACTCAGTGCGGCTGGCGACCTTGAACTCGTCGGCCAAGAACACTCTCCACTCGGCCTCGGGCACGCCGAGCCGCTCGAGCTTGGCGCAGATCGCCGCCAGCATGGTGAGCTGCTCGGGCGTGACGGTACCCTTCTTGCGCTTGCCGATCTCGGGAGCACGAGATGCCTTGTACTCCTCGTAGTCCATGCCGGGAGGCATCTCGTCGGCCTCGTCCTGCGGCGCTGCTGCCTCTGTGGCGGCGATGGGTGTCTCCGGCGGCTCCGTGGCCGCGGCAGGCGCCGGCGGCTCAGAAGCAGCCTCCCACGGATGTGGACCCGGCTCCAGTGGCGGATCGGGCAGCTCAGCGAGTACCTCGAGCATGTGCTCGTAGTGCTCGGTCGGTACGCCCTCGAGCGTACCGTCGCCGATGCCAGCCTTCTTGGCCGCCGCTCCGAGGAACGAGTCCCGGTCGCGGCCCTTGGCATGGATCGCAGCGCGCAACCGCTCTGCCTGTGCTGCCGTGATGAGGCCGTTCCCGGCGGCGCTGGCCGGGGTTGGCGCCGGGGTTGGCGCTTTCTCTGCGGTCGCGGCCTGCTCGCGCTGGGCGTCCTGCTGGACAGACCGGGCGGGCTTCGGCGGCTCAGGGGCGGCGGAGCCGAGCCATGCCGCCAGCTCGACGCCCATCTTCTCTGACGGCACCTCGAGGCGTTCGTCGAAGAGGCCGGTGCGGTCCTTCGATGTCGTGGCGATGTGCTCGCGCGAGAGATCCATCACGAGCGTCATCTCGTACTCGAAGTCCTTGCGCTGGTCCGGCGCGAGTCCGACCTTGCGCGGCGCCTTCTTGCCGCGGTCGTTCTCCTCGATGACCCACTCGGTTTTCGAGCGCATGGTGACGATGACGTGGCAACCACTGCCGGTGATGGAGTCGACAAGGCGCGCCTGCAGCGGTGTGCCTTGTTTCCACGCGGCGAAGCTGTTGCCGCTGGATGAGGCCTTGGCGACCGAGTCGACGTAGTCGAGCAGGCCGCCCTCACCAGACCAGGCGTGCGTCAGTGAATCGATGACGATGACCGTGAAGCCCTCCTCCTCGGCCGCCGCGATCGCCTTCATGTAGCGTTGCGGCGAGTAGGGCGGCTCGAAGACGAGAGTCGCGTAGGGGCCGAGGTCGGCGTAGAGGCTGCCGCTGCCGCGCTCGGTGTCGATGAGGGCTACCTTGGAGAGGTCGCCGCCGGCGAGGCCCTTGGCGATAAGCAGGGCGCTGTACGTCTTGCCGCTGCCGCTGGGGCCGTCGATCGCCAGGCGCAGCTTCGCCTGGGTGCGTTGCGCTGTCTTGAAGAGTGTCATCGCGTCCTCGGAACGTAGGTGATGTCCTCGACGCAGCCGGGCACGTCGCCGCCGGAGCGGTAGACCTTGCCGATTGCTGCTGTGTCGAGAGTCCAGAACTCGCGCGGGATCTGGTCCTCGTAGACGACCCTGAAGCCGCGCAGCTTGGCCATGCCGACGTCGCCGGCCTCGGTGCGCGTGACGGATTGCGTGGCGGGGACGGCCGCCGGCGGCGCCACTACCGCCTCGGGGGCCCGAGGAGCGCCAGCGGCGGCCGCTTCGGCCTCCGCCTTGGCTCTCGCCGTGGCGGCCTCGCGCATCTCACGCTCGCGCGCGAGGATCTTCTCGTCTTCAGCCTTCTTCTTGTCCGCGAAGTAGGCGCCGGTCTTCTTGGCGATGATGTCCTTGGCGGCCTTGAAGGTCGTCACGGCCTCCTTGAAGGCGGCGTCGATGTCCTGACAGACCTTGAGGTGCGGCGCCTTGGTTGCGACGCGCAGGTCCTCGGCCTCCTTCAGGTCCTTGGTGATGATCGCGAGGACGGTCTTGGCTTCCGCGTCGGTCGCGTCGTCGACGATGACGAGCGCCTCGGCCGAGGCCTTGTGCCCTTGGGCGACGAGCTCGCGCTCGGCTCCCTCGACGTCGTAGGGCTGGAGCTCCAGTCCGGTGGGTGTCATGAGTGATGTCCCTTCGTCTCAGCGAGCCGGGCCCGCTGCATGTCGTCGACCTTGATGGCCGCGCGCCGTCCGGCGGCGGTCAGGAGGTAGTAGCCGCCCCGGCCGGCCGCGGCCTTCTCGATGGCACGGGCGGCGTAGATGTCGCGCATGAACTCGCGCAGCGCGTCGGAGACTGGCGAGGGCGGGCCGAAGGGAAGGTCTTCGATCTCCTCTTCGGCCTCTCTGGTCATCAAGTCCGGATAGTTGCGGTCGTCGCGGAGGGTCATGCCACACCACCGGGCCGCAGTCTGCCGGCGGTCTTCTCCAGAGGCCCGAGCCTGGTGTTCGTTGACCGCGGCCATTTCTCGATGGCAAAGATGAGTTCGTCGATGCTCGCAGGGCCGGAGTACGCCGTTGCGCAGATCGAATGGCCCTTGAGCATCGCCCGGTGGTTCTTGCGATGTGTGAACATCGACTGCTTCTGGTCCCTCATGCCACTGCCTCCTGGGTCTCAGGGCAGCAGGCCGACGTCATGGCCTCGCCGGTCATAGCGATCTCCAGCGCGATGACGCAGGCAGGCTCGTCGAAGCGGCCGGCGCAGCGGAACTCACAGGTCGAGCATTCAAGCTCGGCGCCGGGCTGGAAGCGCGTGAAGGGCGTCATACGACCGCCCCCTCGGCCTCGGCGAGCGGCTTCAGCTTGTCGAGCGCGTGAGAGACGACGCAGTAGTCGCTATCATCGAGCGCCCCGAACTCCGGGCCGTAGACCGGGCAAGTGGCGCAATGGTGGTCTTCGCAATAGGCGACGAGCGCCTTGTGCTGTTGAGTGGCGGTGCTCATCGTCCCGCCGCCTCTCTCGCATCGTCCTGCCGACAGTACGGACAAGGCAGCGTGCGCCCGTCCATGTGGACCACGCCGGTGTCCGCGCAGACGGAGCATGCCTTGATGCTCGCCCGCACGGCGTCGGTGCGGGGTTCGGTGAGGATGTCGCGGGCGGTCATCGGCTCGCCCAGATGAATCCCAAGAGCAGGACGACGATGAACAGAGCGAAGAATCCGAAGACGAACACGGCGGCGGTCATCGCGCACCGCCGATCATGAGCATGGCCGCACAGGCGACGATGGAGAGCGCGCCGACGAGCGGCCGATCGTGCATGATGCCGATGCCGAAGACCGCGAAGAAGACCGCGGTGAACGGCAGGTAGGCGAGAGTGAGGCGCTTCATGCCGTCACCTCGGGGAAGTTCAGGCGGGCGAACTCGCCATGAAGCTCGCGAGCGACACGGTCGTAGGCCAATGCGGCCTCGATGGCACTCGCGAATTGGCCGATATGCCGGTCACCCGCGGTGGCCTGCCACTTGCGGTCCTTCTTGTGCCAGGCGACACCGCGGAAGCCCGAGGTGTTGTGGCTGGGGGTCCGCCGATTCCTTTGGTTCTCGGCGTGCGAGCAGACGCGCAGATTGCAGCGGCGGTTGTCGAGCCGATCGCCGTTGATGTGGTCGACGTCCTGGTCGGGACCAGGAAGCGCGACCATGCGGTGCATCGCGACGCCGATCTTCTTGCCTCGGACACGAGTGGTCCGTGCTGCGTACCCACCGCTACCGCTGACGCACCAAGTGAAGTGCGACAGCATCTCAAAGTCGGAGGCGTCGACGGTGGCAAAGAGCCCGCGTGAGAGCGGGATACGCTCCACTGGCGAGCCTGCCACGTGACGCAAGGGCGTTTGCGCTCTACAATGCAGACGGCCTTGACTTCCTTGATCGGGGGTTCTTGGCGCTGTTACCTGGGCTGTGGGGGAGGTCACACTCCCCTGCAGCCCGCTTTCGCTGGGCATCACTTTCTCCTTCGATGGAGTCCTCTCACGTCACTTCTGTATGCCTCACTACCTCCTTACGTTGCCATTATGGTGCCACGTGCAGGCTATGCCCCGTGGGAAGACTTGTCAACCTTCACGCTCCTCCTTGGAGAACCTTCGGTGTCCTCCCGGGGTCCTTGTCGCCACGATCTCCCCAGCGTCGGCAGCAGAGCGCAGCATCCTCGGCGTAACCGGGTAGCCACGGTCCGTCAGCAGGTCTGCCGCTGCGGCCGTCCCGTAGCCGTACTTGCGAGCCGGAATCCTCTCGAACGGGTAGTGCTTTCGTGGTGCCAAAGTGCCCTCCATGGTCCCCTTCGGTCCCCCGACGTTACAACCTTTGCGCGCCGGGTACTACACCGCTGGGGCCTGCAGAGTTGACGCTGTACTTGAAGGTCCGACTCCCCCGGCCCGGGGAGCCGAATGTAGCATGGCGCGGTGACGGACACGAACAGGTGTTCGTGGGGTCTTGAGTCCGTCTCGGCGGAGGAAGATACTCCTGGAAGGGGCAGCCACCAGGGAGGAGCCATGAAAGTCGCCGTTCGCAGCTTTCTCATCGGCGCGGGGCTGGCGTTGCTGGTGGCAGTGATCGCGATCGGCGTGGTGCACGCGCTCCAGTCGAGCTCAGCCGGCGCTCCCACGGCAACCGAGACTCCGGCACTTACATCTGACAGCTCCGTCACCGGAGCCGGCGCTGCGACGCCGACGCAGCCCTCCAAGGCCGCCTTCAAGAAGGCCTGTAAGCACGTCGCCTACAAGGTGATGAACAAGGACGCCGACCTGATGGTCGGCAAGCGCATCCGCATCACCGGCCAGGTCTTCCAGATCCAAGACGCTGGGCCCGGGAAATATGCCGAGGGCTACGGGACCTTGCAGCCGCGCACAAGCATGCTGGTGTCGGTGACCAACATGGGCTACGGCTACTGGGACAACAACGTCGCTGTTGCCTACGAGGGGCGCCTCGCGCACGTCTACGAGAAGGACATCGTCACGGTCTGGGGGACCTGCCTCGGGCAGTACTCCTATACTTCCGTCGCCAACTTTGACATGACCGTCCCGGCGATCGAGGCGAAGTACGTCTCCGTGAAGTAGAGGCACCGCAGCCCGCCCCCACGTGCCAGCGGGACGGGCTGCATGCAGACGAGAGGATCACCTCCCGGTCACTTCTTGCTTCCGAAGGCGGCGAGGTTCTGCGCCCAGGTGGCTCCCTTGAACGCGATCACGTACCAGCCCGTCGACGCCGCCCAGACGAACGCTCCGAAGGTGATGACGTCGGAGGCGGTGAGCGAGCCCCACGCCTTGACGATGTTCCACACGTCGGCGTTGAGCCATGCCGTGAGCAGTCCGAAGACGAGCGCCATCACCAGCGACAGCACAAGCTTCGTCCAGCTCGGCCACGAGACCTGCTTGACGAGCTGCGTGGCGAGGAACGAGAGACCGCCGCCGCCAATCAGTACCAGGGCCGCGAGCTGAATCCACTCGGTAGTTGACTTCATTGAATCACCTCCTCCCGGTCTTCCGCAGTTCGCTGGCCTTGACCCGCCAGCCCGTCTTGAATCTCCGCCCCTGCAGCCGCTTCTCACGCAGCTGCCTGCGCACGGTGTTCGGTTTCGCGCTCGTGGCTGCGCAGTACTCCGTGACGGTGAGGTAGAGGCGGTTGCGTCTGCGCCCCAGCAACCGGGCGCTCACCTCAGGTGTCCCAGCATCATCAGCGCCGGCAGCAGCGTGAGCAGTGCCAGCCCGACAACGAGCAGGAAGACGACGAGCGCGTAGAGCCTCACGTCGCCTGCCTCTCACGCGCGAACGTCATGCGCCTCGAGGCGCGCTGAATCTGGCTGACGGTCATCCTGGCGAGGCACCACTGCTGCGCCACGAAGTCGCCGGCGTCAGCCATGAGGACCATGCGCCTGCGTTGCTTGGCACGCCGGCCGCTCACAGTCCCCGACTCCGCGTCCGGTTCCAGCCATCGATGAGGTCCAGCACCCGGTGCGCCAGTGCCGAGTCGGTGAGGGTGCCGTGCATGTGCACAACGCGAGTCGCGGTGTCGCGCTCGCGCGGCCAGCGGTTGTCCGCGTAGTCGAGAATCCGATCGCGGGCCTCGTCGTCCATCTCCTCGAGGTACATCAGCGCCAGCATCTCGTGACTGCGCAGGACCTCGATGGACTGCGGCCCGAACCACTCCGTCGCCATGGTGGCCAGTCCCGCGAAGGGCGGCAGTTCCCGGAGGTGGTGGGGACCAGGATCTGCCGCCGCTTTCGCAGGGGGCTCAGGGTCCGGTCCCTGAGCGGACGCCGGTGGGGCCGTCGGCGCTTCTTCGACGAACGAGTTGGCCTGAGCGATCGCCTCTTCTTCGGCTCCGCGCGCGTACTCTGCGAGGGCATGGTCGAGGGCCTTGGCGCCCTCGAAGAACTTACGCCAGCGGTAGCCCTTGCCGCCTTTGCCGTCGCTCACGAGTTTGCCGTTCTCCGTCATGCTCTGCAGGTGGTACTTGGCGGTGGTGACGGGGATGCCGAGGTCCTTCGCGACCTTCGTCGATGACCGCCAATCGCCGTCGTCCATGAGTTCGACGATCGCCGCCTTCGCCTCGCCGTACTTGCGCCGCTCCTCAGCAGCCAATTCAATCGCCTCCTGTGATACGCGGCGGGGTACCAGCGACGCTGTCGGTGCAGCCTCACTGCACGCCGTGGCTGGCACCCCGCCTCTCCTTGGCGGCCGCTTGCGGCCCTTGATGCCGCGCCCGAGGCAGCGGCTGCACACGTCGTAGGGGTTGCTCTGGCGCAGGATGGTGCCGCAGCCGTCCACGCGGCAGGTCTCGCCGGGGTCGCCGTAGCAGCTCACCAGGCCCCCGCCTTTGCCGTCAGCGTGCCGTCAGGATCGACGAGCAGCATCATGTGGCAGCAGGCGCAGTCGTAGTAGCGGTGCTCCACTCCGTGCTGGTCGACGATGACCGCGGGGCCGAAGAGGCGCGTAGCACCGCAGTGCGGGCAGGCGAGAGGCTCGCTCACCGCGGCCGCCCGTAGGTCTCGGCGATGTACTGCTCCCGCGTTATCGGCGACCAGCGCAGGACGAGTCCATGCCGCTCTGCCATGCGGTCGAAGCACGCGGGACAGTACAAGCCACCATCGCTGCCGACCACAGCCTGATACAGGTAGTCACTCGCGCTCCACCAGACGTACCTGCGCCCGCAGAGTTCGCACGACTCGCCCTTTTCGCCACGCACGAGCACGTCCCACAGGTCACGGCAGAGGGCAGCCCAGCGATGATGGCGCGGGTAGTAGCGCAGGCAGTCCACGGCCAGTGCCCAGCGGCTCACGTCTTTCACCGCGGCCGCCTCCACCGTCTCCACGCCCGCTGCGCCCGCATGACGATGCGCTCCCACGGGTTCGGGGAGTAGAACAGGCGCACCATCGGGATGCCGGTCAGCGGGTGCCGGCCTTCCGAGACGTGCCAGCCGCGGGGGAGACGGCGGCGCCAGTAGGGATCCACCTCAGTACCCCACGGCTGGATCGCCCTGCCAGGCCGGAAGGAACGAGCGGTGCTGCAGCAGCCAGATATTCAGGCCGTAGTACAGGTTCTTGAGCGCGGAGAACGGGTTGAAACGCCAGCGGCCGGCGTACCAGCAGCGGGCCTCTTGCAGCAGCCCGCGGCAAAAGGTCGGCGGGGTGTCGTTGTGCGCCCACGGCATCGCGGTCGACTCGTTCATGATGAGTCCGGCGAGCGTGTGCCAGGTGGAGCGTGGCCAGCCCACCCACTTGGCGAGCGGCAGCCACTTGGCGCCCGACGCCGGGCCTCCCGGGTGGCACATCTTGTGGATGCGCGCCTTCAGCGTCTTGCAGAATTGCGAGGCCAAGGCTTGACAGTCCGCGCCGTAAGCTTTCCAAGTCGCCGCGTCACAGGAACGCGCTGGGACGGCCTCTACTGCGGGTGGTCTGTGGAGCCGCAGGCAGCGGTCAGCGCGCGCCAGCGGCCTCCGAGCGCGCAGGGCGCGGCCTCTCATACGGAGTGCCCAGGTGACGAGTTCGGGCGGAGCTACTGGTGAGGGTGTGGCGGTTGGCGACGCGGATGGCTCGGGCGAGGGCAGCACGTCTCCCTGCGCCCGCCCGCTGATGACCATCAGAAGGATGAGGCCAATCGTGACAGCCAGCGCGATCGCAACGAACGTCTTGCTCACTGTGCACCTCCCGGTCGGTCGACAGGGAGGGCCGCGCGCCGGCACCTCGTGCGAACGAGCGCAACGTGAGAGGCGCCGGGGCCCAGACTGCCCGGCGACACGCGAAGCGGATGCGGCGCGCGACCCATGTCGTGAGTCTGGGAGGGGACAGAGGGAAGGTCTAAGGCGCCGCGCCGAGCGGCGCAGCGGATCTATCTAGGCGCGGTTACTCGGCCTCGTCGAACAGCGAGGCCGCGTCGGGCGCGTCGGGCGTGGCCTTCGGCGCCTGCTTGAACGTGGCGTCCATGCCTTCGACGTGCGGGAACTGCAAGCGGGCGGCGCCGGTTAGGAGTTCCCCGACGGTGAGGATTTGCAGCCGGGAGTAGCGGCCGCCGTAGGGCGAATCGTAGAACCCGGCCTCGGCGGCTTCTTCGCGCATCGGCTTCGTGGGCGGCTGCATCGTGAGGAGGGCGCCGATCGCGGCGCCCTCGCGCTGCACGACGTGGCCTAGGTCGCGCACCATGCCCACGCCAACGTTCTGGCCGGCTTTCACGCTGAAGATGACCTGCTTGGCCTTCATCGGACCTTCATCGTGGAATATCCGTCGACCGTCAATGCCCTTGTCGGCGCCTTTCTTCTGATCCACCGGCCGGGCGCCCACGAGGCCGAGCGCCCACCATTGGAACTGGTACGGGTCGGCGGCGGCGAGTGCTGCCGCGTCGGGCTCCGAAACGGGCTCGCCGATCACGGCGTAGTCCTTACCGGCCTCGATCTTGAAGGCGTCGAAGAGGCGTGTCTTTATGAGCGTCACGGCGAGCTGCGTCACGTCGACGCCGACCCAACGGCGGCCGAGCGTCTGAGCCGCGGCGATCGCCGTCCCGCAGCCGCAGAACGGGTCAAGCACCACGTCGCCGGGGTCGGTGCTGGCCTCGATGATGCGCTCGAGGAGCGCTTCGGGCTTCTGCGTCGGGTAGCCGAGCCGCTCGGCGGCCTGCGAGTTGATGGGCGGGATATCAGTCCACAAGTCCGGCGGCGCCTGGCCTTGAATCTCGTCGGCGTACCACTTGAGCCGCGGCACGCCGCCTTCCTTGGCCGGCCAGAACAGGCGCCCGGCCTGCTCGAGCGCCTCGAGCTTGTCGGCGGTCGACCCGATGGTGAAGCCGGCGCGCTCGAGGACGGCGCTCGGTAGCGCCCAGTGGCGGCCCTTGTCTGTCGGGTTGATGCCGCGCCACGGCGCGCCGCTCTCGCCGCTCCTGACGCCCGGCCCGGTCAATGCCACGTCCTGGAACAGCCGGCCGGTGGCCGGGTCGACCTTGCGAAAGTGGGACGCGATGTACGCCTCGTCGACCGGGACGCGGAGGTCTGCCCATGCGTAGCCGGCGGCCTTCGAGTAGAACAGGAGCAAGTCGTGCACGGGAGCGTAGCGGCGCGCCGAGCCGTGCGCGAGCGTCCGTTTCCAGACGATCTCGTTCCTGAACTGCTCCGGCCCGAACACGGCGTCGAGGAGGAGCTTGAGGTAGTGACCGGCTGTCGGGTCACAGTGCAGGTACAGGGAGCCGGTCGGTTTGAGCACGCGCCGGAGCTCCACGAGCCGCGGCGCCATCATGGCCAGGTACGCGAGCATATTCGAGGGGCCGAGCAAGGTGTGGAAGGCTTGGAGGGCGTCGGACACCTTGCCGCCGGCTTCGACCGTCTGCGCGTAGCTCCACGCGGCCGACTCGTCCCACGTCCACGTATCCTCGAAGGCTTGCACCTGGCTCGCTGCGCGCTCCCCGTGCACCTCGGCGAACAGGACGTTGTACGTCGCGTTGGAGTTGAACGGGGGGTCAAGGTACACGAGGTCGACCGATTCGGGGTCGACGTGGCGCCGGAGAACGTCGAGATTGTCGCCGTAGTAGAGGGTGTTGTCGGGCACGGCGAGAGGCTATCACTGTGGCCGCCGCCGCGGAAGGTGCAGCCTCGCTTACTTCTGCAGCTGCCCGATGTCGAACACGACGTTGATCTGCCACCAGTAGCGCACGACTTCGCGCACAGCGTCGCCACCGGCGCCGCCGGCGTTGCCTTCGTCCGTCCGCGGGTTGAAGCGAATCGTGTGCTTGAGGATGCCGGTCTTGACGAACGTGCCGATGTGCATGCCCTTGCCGACACCCTTTGTCCCAGACCAGACGAACGTGCAGCCCATACCGGGCAGCGCGTAGCGCGCCGCCACGATGATGTCGTGCGCCTTCGCGAACAGCTCCCAGGCGGGCACGAAGGCGATGTTGTCGGGCGCCGGGCCGTCGTACCCCGCGAGCTTCTTCGCCACGTACCAGAACGTTTCGGCGCACCAGGGCTCACGGGTGCTGATGCCGCAGAAGCGCGCGATCGCGCGCTGGATCGCGCCGCCTTCCTTGGCGCCCATGATGGTCTGGTAACCGTGGACGATCCCGGCGCGCAGACGCGAGGCCGGCGTCGCCTCAGCGAGCTTGGCAGCGCAGACCTTGATATCGCGTGAGCCGCAGACCTTCAGGCTGAGCAGCTGCGCATTCTTGCCCCAGCGCGGGATCGCCGGGTTCATCTTCGGGACCTCGGGGATGTGGTGACGGCGCAGGTACTTGCGCAGGTCCCACTTGACCTTGACGACGTTGATCACAGCATGGCCTCCAGTTCGCGGAGCTTGGCGATCGCAGCCTTGAGATTGTTCGAGCGGAAGCGGATGGCCGCGAGCAGTCCGAGAGCGGCGGTGAGGCAACCCTTCGGATCCGGCGCCGGCGCAGGCGGTACGGGAGGAGCAGGAGGGGCCGGTGGAGGCGTGGGCGTGGGCGGCGTAACCGTGCCGCCCGCGACGATGGTCGCAGCGTCGGCCTCAAGCTGCGCCACGTTGAGCGCGTTCGGCTCCTTGCCGCTGGCCCAGCTCGGGAGCAGTGGCGCGTAGGCCTCGTCGACGTACTTGGCGGCGAAGGCCCACGTCATGTGGATGAACTGGCCCCACGTCGCGACCCAGACGCCGGTGGCGTCGTAGCCCATGCCTGCGATGCCGTGCCCGGCGTCGTAGGTGAGCGGGTCGCTGGTGGTGTTCCAGTCCACGACGCTGCCGCTCTCGAGCGCCGTAACGACCTTCGCCGGCAGCCAGGCGCCGAAGAAGGCGACGCCGAAGTAGTCGATGACCGCGCGCCAGTCATCCGGCTTCTTCGGATCGAAGGCCGTGTACGCCGACAGCGCGTCGCCCCAGAGGCCGTGCTTGCGCCAGTAGGAAAGGAATGTCGGCAGGTCCGTCCCCTGGTCACTGTTCGGGTCGCTGGGGTCGTAGCCGGTGATCGCCGAGTAGTAGGCCAGCGTCGAATCCGTCGTGACCTGAATCGCGGGCCTCGCGAGGCCGTAGAAGTCGGCGACCTCTTCGCTGTGGCCGCCAGCGGCAATGACGCAGTCGCCGACGGTATCGTTTCCGAGCATGCCGATGTCCATGCCCACAGGCCGGTGGTCGACCGACGCGGGCAGCGCCTGCAAGGTGAAGTCCATGTAGTCGGCCAGCCACAGGCGCTTTGCCAGCTTCTCGGGTGGGGCGGGGTTCCAGCCAAAGTTCATGCGGTGCTCCTACCTGTGGCGTTTCTGGACGGAGGGGCGGCAGCTCTCGCCCTCCATGAACTTGTCAGCAAGGCGGTCGGCGATGCCCTTCCAGCGGTCGCGCTGCTGTTTCCAGTGGTCGCGTTGCCGCAGCGCCTCGTCTGTCTGCTCGGCGCAGGTTGCAAGCTTGCGCGCCAGTGCCTTGATCACCTGACTCTCGCAGCGATCGGGCCCGCCAATGTGGCAGCCCTCGCAGTGGTCGTGAGCGCCGTCATCTGTGCACCGGCACCACGTCGCGAGTTCGCGGCAGGAGAGGCCGGCTGCGTGAAGCGTGTTGATGAGGGCGGCAGTCATGGCGCCGGCAGAATCGTGATCGTCACGGTCGGCGTGGGCGTCGGAGTCGACTCGTCGTGGATGACCGTCTGGTCGGTCTTGTTCGCGGAGAAGTAGCTGCCGACGTATGTGACGCCGATACCGGTGATGCCCATGATCACCGCCGTGGCGATGATGGCCATCACCTTCTTCCCGGCGCTCCAGGCGGCGAGGATCTGCGCGAACGAGCGCTTGTCCGGCTCGAGCGAGGCGACGTAGTTCGTATGCACGATGTCGTGCTCAGAGGCGATGAGACGCTTCATCTCGGGGATGCAGTTCTGGCGGCGGTCGACTTGGGCAATCTCGAGGTCGGCGATGCGCCGGTCACGCACTTTCGACTCGCCGACGTGTTCGGCAAGCATCCCGAGAAGCTTGTCGTGCCACTTCAGCGTTTCGACGTGCTGTTTCTCGACCTTCTTCGACAAATCCGTCCGCGTGGACTCCACCTTCGCGGCGAGCTTCTCAGCGGTCTCGTCGGCGTCCTCGTTCGTCGCCCGCAAAGCCTCCAGCACGTCCTCGATCTTGGGTCCACCGTTGCCGGTGCGCTTGACGGCGATGTCGGCCATGGTCTTCTCGAAGTGGTCTGTCATCGGGTCACCTTCGTTTGATGGACTTCGCGCCCGCGGCCAGGCGCGCCAGCCAGGCCCCGAGCAGTTTCGAGTTCTCGCCGAACTGCAGGTCGGCACTCCATTCGAGCGGGTGCAACGTCACCTTGCTGATCTTCTGCTTGCCGAAGATGCGCCGCGCAGGGCCGGTCATCTTGAGGATGTCGCCGGGGCGGAAGAGCAGGGCGTCGTCGTGGCCCACGTCGCCGACCACGGTGACGCTGCCCTGCACGTAGAGCTTGCCGTGGCTGCCGATCTTCGGAGTCGTGCCAGAGTTGGGGCCGCCGCGCAGGTAGCGGTGCCCCAGCTTCAGCGCCTCTGCGCGGCTGGTCACCGAGGCCGGCGCCGTGATCGTGTCGAAGCGATCAGTGTTGGTCTCGTTCGGATCCATGCCTGCGTACTTGGTGCTCGGCAACACCGGGTCGCACATCGCCTGTGCGAGGCGCGGCGCGCCGTGAGCTCCGGTGAAGCAGACGTTGACGCCGTTGAAGGTCTCGGCGACGTCCTCCTCATAGTCCCAGAGCGTGCTGGAGTCGCGCACATCGAGGGTGCGCACGGTGCCGCTGCCCGAGCTCGTGAACTTGACGTTGACGCCGTCGTAGCAGGCGTAGTCCCAGCCGGTCATCGCCATGATCGTGTTGATGGCGTCGAGGCGCGTGCCGGGGAGCTGATCGAAGACCAGTTGCGCGAGCTGGAAGTTCTCGCTCGGCAGCTCGTCGACCTGCAGCGGCCCCTGCCCGTTGATGATGTCCTTGAGGATGGCGTGGACCGTGGTGTTGCGCTTCACCGTGGGACTGCCGAAGACGCGGTAGGAGATGAGCTGCACGCCCCACGGCGGCGGGTCTGCCATGCCGAACTGGTCGTGGAAGGTCTTGACGCCGATCGTGTCTGCGGGCGGCTGCGTGTAGTCCTCGATGACGCCCTCGACGCGCAGCACGAGGCAGCCGATGCCGACCGCGTTCGTGAGGCCGGTCAGGTGCACGTCGGCCCAGGTGGCGTCGTGACCGCGGCGGTGCGGCGAAGGCTCTACCGGGTCACAGTTCTCGCGGTAGAACACCACGGCGTCGTCGGCGTTCAGGCTCTGACGACCATAGAGGCTCACCTGGTAGTAGGGATACGCCGTCGCCTTGGCGCCGCCGACCTTGAGATGTATGTCGTAGCCGACGATGCCCCAGCCCGCGTTGTTCGTGGCATTGTTGGCCTCGACCAGTGGCATCCCGCCGAGCAGCGCGTAGTAGGTGCGCGCGTTGGCCTTGGGGCTGTCAGTGATCGTCGTCGTCATAGTGGCGTCACCGTCCCGGCGTCGTCGACCGCGAACATCGCGCCGCCCGTGGCGCTGAAGCCGCTGTGGTTGTGATAGCGCACAACGACGATGCCCGAGCCACCGGAGTACCCCGGAGAGTTTCCGTTGTAGCCAGGAGGGGCCTCCTGACCTGAACCCGCGCCGCCGCCGCCGCCGAGTCCATCGCTGCCTGCCGAGCCGCCGCCGCCACCGCCACCAGCGCCGCCGTAGCCGGCCGGCCCCGTGTAGGAGCTGGGCTCCAGAGAACCGCCGCCTCCGCCCGCATACCAGACGGTCGAACCGCCGATGGCGCAGGGAAGGCCGTCACCACCCTTGCCGCCTTTGTCCGAGGTCGTGGTCTCACCGGCTTCACCCGCGCCGCCGCCGCCGCCGCCCGCGCCCCTCGGGTAGCCATAGACGGTGTTCATGTTGCCGTCGCCACCGTCGTGGCCCTCGCCAGGGATGCCTGCCATGCCGGGGTGGGTGTAGTAGCCAGTCGCCGGATGGGTGTAGCCGACCTTGCTGACTATGCCGCCGCCGCCAGAGCCGCCCGCACTGGCGGCGTAGTCGAAGACATATGGGTCCCAGAAGTAACCGGATATCATCACTCCAGAACCAGCGCCATTGCCACCTCCGCTCACCAGTAACTCGGTCCCCAGAGTAGATGGACCGCCAATTCCTGCGGAGCCAAGCCCACCCGGTCCTCCAGCCCCGACGCTGACCGGCATAGTGCCCGAGAGACCAACCGTGAGTTCGTTGTAGAGGAAGCCGCCCGCGCCGCCGCCGCCGCCATTGTCGCCGCCGCCGCCCGCGCCGCCGCCACCAACGAGCAGCGCCGAGGCCGTGGCGAGGGAACCGCTGCAGACAAGATATCCGGAGGTGAGAAAGACGTGGATGGTCTCGCCGGGGAGCAGGCCGCCGGACTTGTCGACCGGGTACGCCGCAACGTACACGCTCGCTCCGCCGCGCCCCTCGGTTCCAGCGATCCCGAAGACCGCGTCGTTCTGGTAGACCAGGCCCATCGCGAGCGTGATTGCGTCATCGTGCCGCTGCGCGAGGCCGTTGCCGCTGTTGCCGTTGCCGGGCACCGAGAGATCGATGCTCATGGGATCGTCGCGATGTTGAAGATATCGGGGGAGGTGCGCGGCCCCTGGTCGGTCTGCCAGCTTCCGAGGTCCGAGTCCACGTAGGGTGCCAGAAAGCCCTTGTCGTCGGTGAGCTCGTCGAGGATGGGGCCGTAGGTGAGGCGCCAGCCACGGGCGCTGGCAGTGACCTTGGAGGCGCGCGTCTCGAGGCGTCCCACGAAGAGGTGGTGCCCGAGGTAGGCGACGTCCAGCAATCCCATCATGCCGGGGGCGACCACCAGCGCGTCATCGATGGTGAGCGCGGCCGAGAGCGGTCCGCCCTGGTCGTCGAGCTCGATGTCGAAGTTGGTGAGGTGCGCCACGTCAATTGCACGTCCGGTCGTGCCGCCGTCGCTCTTGATCTTGCCGCCCATGCGCACCACGAGGCTGCGGATGTTGTTGCTCACGACGCACTCATGACCGCGAAGGTCCTGCTCACCATGCCGCCCTGCGCCACAATGGTGTCTTCGCCGCTGAGCCAGCCGATGTCATC